TGGTGGTTGAAAATCTACGAAATGTGGATGGATTTGTGGTTCGAGGTCAACGCCCTTCGGAATTGCCGGAATATCGACAAGGGCGAGATTGACAAGATTAAGGCGTTACTGATCCGAGAGGGGATTTGGAAATGAAGAACTTTGACATTCACGAATTTGACTGTAAATGTTGCGGTGGAAACAAGATGAAGCCAGACTTCTTGGAAAAGTTGGACAATGCTAGGGATATAGCTGGTATTCCTTTTGGAATAAGCTCTGGATATAGGTGTCCTAAGCATAACAAGGAGATTGGGAGCACTGCTACTAATCATCCTTTGGGAGTTGCTGCAGATATAAGATGTACTGATGGTTCTTCTAGGTTTAAGATTATTAGCGCTCTTATACAAGCTGGTTTTACAAGAATTGGAGTGGCAAAGAGTTTTATACACTGTGATACTAATAACTTACCTTCATCTATTTGGTTTTACTAGGAGGACTTAGTATGGGAATTGAAGCAATATTGGCATTAGTAAGTCTTGTTATTCCGCCAGCCTTTGACTTTGTTAAGAAGAAATTCTTGAAGCCATCACAGGATACGCCAGAAGCAACTATGGCTGCGTTGGCTACAACCAAGCCGGAAGTTATGGGAGAATATCTTAAAGGACAAGCAGGGCTTTTGGAGGCTAAGACAAAGTATTTCAACAGAGATGTCTGTGGAATACCTGCGCAGTGGGTGGTTAATCTTCGAGCATCCATTCGACCCTTTGGAGTAATTATGTCATTCTTTATCTTAGCAAGCATGGCATACTTGTCTTTTACTAATTACTCCTTCTCTCCTGAAATGAAGCCAACCGTTGATGGAGTAAGATACGCTTGCGTCGTAATTATGGCTTCTTGGTTTGGGGATCGACTTAGTGAGGACTAATGCTTCGTTCAAATTTTGAACAAAGGGCGTAGGTTATGGAAGATAATATACTTGGACTTAATAGAGATGATACAAAGCTCCTGCTTAGTCAGTGCTTTTTATCAACAAAAGTGACTGCGAAGATAGTCTTCCCAGATCGCTTTTATCTTCCATTTTCAAGCTTGCATGATAAGATCTTTGAAATACTTGATAAGGATGAGATAGATGGAAAATCTACGCAGAAGTCCCTTATTATTGCCCCACGAGGATTTGGTAAGACTAGTACCGTTAACCTTGCATTTCCAGCGAAGAAGATCTTGTTTCAAGAAAAGAAGTTTATTGTTCCTATTAGCTGTACTGCAACACAAGCAACAATGCAAGGGGAGAACCTTAAACGAGAGCTTATGACTAATAGGTTTATAACTGGCCTATTTGGTCCTATGAAGTCTGATACCTTTTCTAAGGAGATGTGGGTTACAAGTTCAGGAACTGCAGTGATGCCTAGGGGTGCTGGTCAGCAGGTTCGTGGTATTCTATTTGGAGATAATAGACCTGATCTTATTATTGTTGATGATCTGGAAGATGCAGAAAGTGTCAGGAGTGATGAGCAGAGGGCTAAGACAAAAGCATGGTTCTTTGAAGATGTTACGAATAGTATTAACAGGTCTAGAAAGGATTGGAAGATTATAGTTATTGGAACTTTGTTGCATGAGGATAGTTTACTTGCAAACCTATTGGAGGATCCAAGTTGGTATCATGCGCATCTTAGTATTTGCGATGATAACTTTAAGAGTAACTGGCCTGACTTTATGACTGATGCTGAGATTAAGGATCTTGTAGATCAGTATAGAAGAATGGGCTTATTGGATTCCTTCTATAGGGAATATATGGGAGTTCCTATTGCGAAGGAGAGTGCTAAGTTTCAACAGACTATGTTTAAGGAATATGAAGAGAGTGATCAGGAGTTTGTTAAGCAGAGGAAAGACCTTGAGAGTATGGTTATTCTAGATCCTGCAAAGACTACTACACTATCTGCAGATGATACTGCTATTATTGGAGTTGGAATAGATGTTAAGACTCCTAGGATTTATGTAAGGGATATTGTTAAAGGAAACTTGCATCCTGAGCAGCAATATACAGAATGCTTTAATATGGCTGATAGGATAGGTGCTAGAGTCATTGGGATTGAAGTTACAAGTCTTAATGAGTTTATCACGTATCCTCTTAGGACTGAAATGATTAGGCAACGTAGGTATTATGATATTGTGGAGCTTAAGGCAAGAGCTTCAAAGGAAGAGAGAATAGCTGCACTTGTTCCATTTTATAGATTAGGTTTTATCTATCATAATAAAGGAGTTTGTGGAGCTTTGGAGAAGCAACTATTATCATTTCCTAGATCTAAGAAAGATGATATAATGGATGCCTTGGCTTATGTTGTTGAGATGCTTGAGCTTGGAGAGAGATACTTCATACCATCTGATGAAGGGAAAGATGTAGAGGATGAGTATAAGGATCTTAAGGAAGATGACTATGGAGATAGGATGGCTCAACTTGGAAATTGGAGAGTAGCGTAATGGCTTATGAGTTTGGCTGGGGACTGGCTAAGCCTGGTTCCTTAGCACTTATTAATACTATAACTGATACGTTGACTATCCTTCCAGCTGATTTAGTTTTTCCTGTTGGAAGTATTTATACTTCTACATCTTCTACAAACCCAGGTACAAGCTTGGGTTATGGAACTTGGGTTGCTTTTGGAACTGGAAGGACAATAGTTGGACTTGATGCAGGGGATACTGACTTTGATACTGTTGAAGAGACTGGTGGAGCAAAGACTGTAAGTGCAGTAGTTGGTGATCATAGTGCACATACACATAGTGTTACTAGCAATGTAGCTGTTGGAGATCATGCTAGTCATACTCATAGTGTAGATGTTGGAAATACAACTTCAGGTGCCCCAAGTGCTACTGAGACAGTTGATAATGTTGGAAGTGGATCTACAGTGAGTGTTGCAAGTGCAACTCATACTCATGATGTAGATCCTGCTTCGGTAACGTCTGGTAATGAAAGTGCAACTTTAGATCATAGTGTTACTAATAATGCTGTAACTTCAGGAAATGAAAGTGCTACCTTGACGCATAGTATTACTGCAACAAGTGTAGTTCAGCCTTATATAGTTGTATATATGTGGAAGAGAACTGCTTAATTATAAAAGGAGATAATGATGCCTACTATTCTAGACCCTAATGCACAAGGGAGACTTTATTCCTACTCAGAGGATATTGGTTATAAGTATCCTAATAGCCTTGATCTTAGACCTGCAAGTCAGGAGCATCAGAGACTTCTTAAAGAGGTTTATACTAGAGCTCTTGAGAGTAGTAGGGAGATGAGCAAACGCTATGATTCTTGGAGGAAGGTTGATAAGACACTTACTGCTTATGTCAAGCTTGATAATACTGAAGAGCATATTAAGAGTGTTGATGATAGGAAGCCTGTTTCGATTGTAGTGCCTTATTCATATGCTACGCTTGAGACAATCCTAACTTATTTCGTAACTGCCTTCTTAGAGAATCCTATCTTTAAGTATGAAGGGTCTGGACCTGAGGATATTGTAGGAGCTATTTTGCTAGAGAAAGTTATTGAACAGCAGACTATACAGTTTAAAACTGCTCTTGCTTTGCACACTATGTTCAGAGATAGTCTATCATATGGTATGGGAGTTGTAACTCCAACTTGGGATAGAAAGTGGGGATGGAAAGCTGTTGTGCAAGATCAGGGCTTTATGTCTGCTCTATTCGGTAGGTTTATGAACACTGGAAAGGTTAGGGGTCGGGAGGAAACTATATTATTTGAGGGTAATAGATTGAAGAATATTGATCCTTATTCATATCTCCCAGACCCAAATGTACCTATCCATGAGGTTCAACAAGGGGAATACGTTGGCTGGATAGAGCAGACAAACTATATGAAATTAATTGAGTTGGAGAAGAACGACTCAGATATTTTTAATGTGAAGTATCTTAAGGGAATTGGAAGTGGAGGACGTAGTCAGTTTAATAAGACTAAGAGTGATAGTGGACGTAGTGAAAGATATGGGAATAACTCGGCATATGGTAGTGATATGGCGACTAATCCTATTGATGTTGTCTGGATGTATTGGACGCTTATTCCTAGGGATCAGAAGTTGGGAGGCAGTGAATATCCAGAGAAGTGGCTTATTGGACTTGCAGCTGATAAGGTGATAATTTGTGCTAAGCCTCTTGCCCTTAACCATAATATGTATCCAGTTGCAGTATGTGCTCCTGATTTTGATGGATATAGTGCAACACCAGTTAGTAGACTTGAACTGATGTATGGTATGCAGGAAGCTTTAGATTGGCTCTTTAATAGTCATGTTAGCAATGTGCGTAAGGCTATTAATGATATGCTTAT